TCAGCCACTTCAACACCTCCTTCTTCATTAACATCACGAAATTTTTTCATTCGTGAGTCCTTATTTGCTTTTGTTGACAAGGGATGACCCGAAGGCAACAAATCTGTGTCAAACGGCTTTCTCTTGAACCTACCAGTTCTTACTGCCTGTAGAAAACCGTTTACCCTAGCGTATGCCCACTGCTCTGCCGACGCCACGTTTGGCCGAACAGAGCCAGGATTTGTACGATAGGCACCTATTCCACGATTGTAAACTTGTCTAAGCATAGACACAGTTACTCTCTTAGAAGCAACACTACCATATTTTTGGTTATGTTGCGTTACTAATTCGTTAAGTCTTGATTGCACAGAACTTGGTTCTGCTTTTTCCATGTGCATTTTTGTTTGCAGTGTCTTCAATTTTCTCAGGTTTGAGATGTTTTTCGCTACTCTTCTGTCTGTAGGAACGTATTTATTTCCAGATGTTTGACGATAAACTCTTACTATAGCAACAGGATTTTCTTCTGTTGCCATGACGGACTCATTTGTTCCACGCACCTTGACGGACCCAGAAGTTTTTATGGACTCTACCTTCCCTTTTGCATATTGTGTTGCTGCTGGTGGCTTAGGAACTGCATATGCAACAAAGTCTCCTGTCGAAACACTTCCTCTTTCTGCCTTATAGACAACCTTCTTCTTTCTTCTTCTCATAGATCTTGAAACGCCGCCTGGAAGACCCTGTTGTGCATTTCTAGTTGGAACGCCAGTCTCTGTTGAGATAACTTGTTTATCAGACATATCCATGTCATCGTCCATGTCATCCATCATGTCTGCTCTTAGTGCAGCCTCAGCCATTTCTCTAGACTCAAAGCATCCTTCAAGTTCTCCATCTTCATCAACAATGGCAAATCCTGAATTACACATTGGATGATTCTCAACAACTCTCTTTTGCTTCTTCATGTCCTCATCTTCGTGCATTGATTTAATCATTACTGAATCAACACATTTTGCAATCTCTTCATCCTTAGATGGATCATTGGACTCTACCCAACCAACATTTTCCATTGCTTTGTGGCAGATAGAGCATTCCATAGATTCAGCAGAATCAGGTATTGCGATCTCATCTTCGGCGCACCAGAAAATATTCTCAACTGAGAAAGAGGTAGCGATACCACTAGTAATAACCTCATCATTGACCTTTTGGATTGATAGAATATTGGCAAACTGATTTGCTGGGCTATCAACTAGTGACAATTCCATAAGTTCATATTTCTTTACAAGTCTTATTGGTTGATCGGTCTCATCGTCCATAGATGGCTCGGACTCAAGGATTCTTCCGCCAATTGAAAATCCTGTTAGTGTTCCGTCTAGAACCATCTGCCACACATTTTCTGCGCCCTTGGATATGTATGCATCAACAAAGACTCCGCTATATGTCTTGGCAGTCTTTGGATCATAGAAATTGTTTTCTTTAAAAGAAATAACCTTGCCCGCTGGAATTGGCTGATGCATAAGACGAACGTTGCCACGGAAATTATCAAAGGCTTCTCTTGAAGCCTCAGAAAGTAATTTGTCGCCTTGACGGTCTATGTTATCAAGGGTGGCGAATCCACTAACTACTCTTCTCTCTGCATCGACTTTAGCAATCGGCATAGTGAAGCGCAAACTGTTATCATCGCTTTCGAAGTGTGCCTTAAAAATTTCTTTCATAGTAGTTATTATTATATAATCTTTTGGTTTATTAATTCTGTTGCCTACCGTCGCCTTGTGTTGCACGACCAGTTTCATCTGAGTCTGGTGCATTTGCAGCGCGATCTTGATCTCTTCTTCTGTTACCAGTTGCTTGTGCTGTTTGTTCTGCTGCTTGTTGTGCGGTCAGAACTACCGGAGCGTCACCATCTGGTATGCTTGGAAGTTTGAGGCGTGCTCTAACCTCATTTGGAAGAACAGTCTTCATTCTAAGATATCTTTCATCTATCTTGGATTGCGTTTCTTCATCGGTCAGTGTGAGTTCGTTGAACTCAAATCTAAAGATATCTGTTTTCTCGCCAATAATCTTGTTAATTTTCTTCTCAAGGGAATCTTGTGCTGGACGACAGACCTGTTCTTTGAAGGTTCTATCTGCCTCTCTCGCTGCTGCTAGACCAATGCCCTCTGCCGCTCCAACTTTAGATGCTGGTGTTCTATGTACCATAAGTATTTCTGATACGTTGCCTTTTCTATAGTTAGCAAAAGAAGATTCTTGAACGCCATTCTCAATGGCCTCCATCTTCATCTCAACTTTGCCGTCTGGTGTATCTGAGGGAATCGGAATGACAACTGTTCTATGGTTTTGGCCTCTTAGATTGCCTTGGAAAAACTCAAACAATCTTTCCTCTGCTTCGCGGGACATCTTAGCGCCCTTAAGCCAGAATACATATCTTGGAACAGCCTTGTTCTCAAAGTACTCAAGGTTGAACTTGGATGAGAATTCGTTGCCAGCCATAGCATTTTTAGCGGCAACAATTGCTGGGACGCCATAGTAAGTATTGGTTGGAGTGTAGTTCTTGATATGAATAATTTCATTTGGACGCGGATCTGTGGTAATTGGATTCTTAGTGGTTGTATCTTGGAAGTTTCTAAAATACACCGCCTTGCCAGAAACTATTTGAACATATCCGTCTCTTGTCCTACGAACTCTCATTGTTGGAGATGGAATGTGACCTATGTAACCAATTTCTCCATTAGACTTTCTACCAATTTCTATATATCCATTTCCAGTTGCTTCAGCATCGGTATATACCTTCATCAGCGTGGCAGTTAGAGTGTCATCGTCATTTCTACTCTCTAGCCAGTCTATTACCCTGGTTCGGGCACGCGCAATATTCCTTCTTAGCCTTGCCAAATCATCTGGATTCTCTGCGTCTTCCATTCGCTGCATAGTTTCTGGAGACGGGAGCAAGTCATATCCAAGACCAACAATATTGGCGACCTTGGCATTAATAGCCGCATAGTTAGGAGCGGAAAGTTCATAAATTTTAGCAAGGGCATATTGATTGTATTGTGGCTCAACTACGTCAAATATTCCATATCCAAACTTATCTGGAATAATTTGCTTTGATGTTGCCTCATCACCAGAATATTGGTTATCATCTGCCTCAACAATCTGACCACTGACAGTGACCAGAGCCTTCGCAATCTTTCTCTTAGCATTGCGCTTGAAATTTTGAGATAGCCCAGAAAGTTCTAGTAGATCATCAGATGACTTTTTAAAGTCGTCCTGCTCTAGAACAACTGGCTCCGACTTGGTTAAGCCTGGAAGCCTTACGCCATCAACTAAGGCTTCTTCTCGCTCTTGCTGCATCTCTCCACGCTCCTGTGTCTCCAAATGTAAGAAGTCCGTTATTCATTCTTTCCATGTCTTGCTGATACTCTTCTTCAGTGACTCTACCAACACCTGGAATAAAGACTGCTTCCCCATCTGGCTGACCATAATGCGATGCAACCTTTTTTATTTCTACCATTTTGGTAATATCTCCGCGTTCGGCTGGTATGTTAAGAACATTTCGGTCCTCATCAGCAAAGATAGAGCCGTCTGGAAGTCTCCAAACGTATATTCCGTATCTTGATTTGTCCTCTACTACAGATAATTTTGGCTTATTCATACCACAATAGTACCATAATTATGTTATTGCTGAGTATTTTTGACCAGATATGTTACTATTTTGGGGATTAACTTAGTTTCTGTGAACACCCCTTGTAGTTTTACAAATGCCTTATTTTTATAAGATTGGCCAGACAATACATTGACATAATCGTTATTAACAGTTGGAACTACAACTAATTTAGCACTGGCATTGACCTCATATACTTCATTATCCAAAAGAGAAAGAATCCTGTCTCCCTGTCGTACCTTGACCAAATCAAAATACGAGTCATCTCCAACTAGTTCGTTGGTGGTAAAGTTAGAAGCAGAATTGCTGGTGGCAGCAATTACACTAGAAAGTATTTTATTTTGATCGTCATATGCTTGATATATTACTTCGCTGTCTTGAGAATAGTTTTTGGATTCATCTGAGTCAACGAGGTTTATTGAGTATGAAGCGGTATGCCCACCTAGCACCACTGCACTTCCACCAATAAATGAGTTGTTAATGTATGATATTTCAATATCACCTAGAAGTGTTTCTAGCATATAAACATTTTGTATATTAAAGTTGGATTTTGATTGATTCCCGAATCTTACAACAAACTCATTTACGCTAGCAGTATCTAGTTTTGGATCGAAAGCAAAAGCAACATGTGCCCAATTTTTATCATATATGGTTTGTGCGCTTGCACCGTTTAGATAGTATTTGGCAGACGATGAAGACATTACTATATTATTTGAAGAATCTACGCTAGCAGAAAAAAGAGATGTTGAAAGAGAAGATGAACTAAATATCTCCAAGAACCTAGTTGCGGACGCAGAATCATTAAACTTTATATAAAATCCAATTACGCCTAATTTTGTTGGCCTAAATTTTATATCTCCAATAGAGTTGTTAAATTTTATTCCAGAATAGTCTGTTAAAAAGATTGACGGAGTTTCATCAAATTCAGGAATATATGACTGTGCCGAAGCATTGCTATGCAATCTTATTTTGGTTCCACCAAAATCAACAATGTCTGTATATGATCCACTGTAGTTGTACGCCTCGCCTTTAAAATACTTAACTGTTGGTCGGTAGGCCAGAATATCCTCACCCTTAATTTCAATATCAAATGATGTATAGTTTCTATTCAAATCTTTAAGATTGAGCCATTCTAAACTATTAATTTTTGACAATTTGGTTTTGGGCCAGGAGACACTTCCAGAATAATCATAAAGAGTTGCGTATATATTTACCTGAGATCCAGAAATAACATCTGGATATCCAAATTCAAACCTGTTAGATGAAATTACAACTGATCCAGAATCACTGGTTTCTGCAAGTCTTGCTCCATGAATTATAAAGTTCATAGTTCCGTAACTTGACACTTTAAATCTTGATAACGAGGTGTCATAGGTTGCTGAATATATTTCTTTCGTATAAGAATCTATATCGTTATAAGATGATGCAGAAAATCCAGAACTAGCAACTAAAAACTTTAGGAATGTTCCTGAAAACTGATTTACATCTGAAGGAGATGCAGTAGACTGATCAAACGTAAAGTTGCTTCCTATTCTTACAACATTGTCTGTGGTGGGCGGGAAATAAGATGAAAACGGATCGGACCCGTATACGCTTCCAGAGTAGTTGGCAAAGGAAGCGGATTGCACTGAAGAACCAGATAAGGAAAAATAGAAAATTGAATATGGGTCGTATTTCATTCCTATGTATGCTGTGGGGCTTGAGGTGGCAGAGGGAATATAAAAAGATAAAGATGATGCTGTTTGTGCATCAACCACCTTTAGGTAATAAGACCCAGAAGAATTTTCAATTTTAAACTGTATTATGTCGCTTATTGGATTCAAGCCGTATGACATAATAGTCTGTGATGATCCAGATGATGGAAGTTGACCGTCTATTCTGACCTTGACAAAGAATGGTTCTGACTTATCCCTCATTATTGAAGATAGGTTAAATATGTCTATCGCTGTGCCGGAAGATATTGATGCTGTAGAAAACTTTATAGAGTTATTAGAGGCAGTTATATTATTATCCGATGAGTATAGAACTGGAGCGGCATACTGAATATTATACAGACCGCTATTATCGTGAGACAGATTAACCCTCTGGGACAACCTCCATTCCTGAGGAAGTTCCCAATAATCAAAATAATTTTTCTTTGTGTTGTTTGTTGAAAAATTGTAGTAATCGCCACCAAGATTGAAAAATAGATTTTCATTAAAGTTTTTTCCAAGACCATAAAAATAATGTTTTTTTGCCATGTTTGTACTCAGAGCGTAGGGATAAATGGCAGCAGAGTCTACAAATATTTTTATTTGCTCATGTCCATAAAACTCAAGGATGTTATTGGAATCATGTGAAGCATCAACGGGAAGTTGTTGATTCTCTGATACACTTTCAGATTTAACCACTCCATTAACAATTAGAGATATATTTCCATTGTTATAGTTCATTACAATATGGGTTGGATTTTCTAGTTCTGCTAGGCCATAAGATACTTCGGTAAAAGATGATGAGTTTCCGTATCTATATATTAAATAGTTTTCTTTTAAAAACAGACCAACGTTTGTGGAATTTTTTCTTTTAACTATTGTTATTTCTTGCGGCACGACACTATTGGCCTGAATCCAAAATTCTAGTGCATATTCTTTACTTTTATAAAGTTCAGAGAATCGATTCATAGCGGGAATAGAAATTCCAACAACTGAAGAACTTTCTAGTGACAAAACTGTTCTTCCACCATAGATAATTGGAACCTTTATAACGCTCGTTGCTGAAGTATTTATAGATGCCGAATACGCGACTGAAGACGTGTTAAAGAAATTTATGGGCCTTGATATTGATGCGGAATCATCTATATCATCGAAAGCCCAAATAATATCTGGCCTGTCTTTAAGTATTAAGTTGCTATACGACACCTATCCTCCGCCTAAACCTGGGTAATGTCACAAGCCCCTGATACACATGCAAGTTCCTGACTTCCGGTGGTTCCATCAGTTGTTTCATAGTATGTTAACCAGTTCCAGTCAAGTGTTTTTGGGGTCTTGTCCAATATCTCATTATACTCCATTTCAGAGATTTCCTGATATGGTGCCTGCTGATATGTGTGATCAGAATAGGGTAGGAATGAGATCCCAGATAGTTCATCAATGTGTCTGAACACCCATGCTCCTACTTCCATCCACTCATCTTCTTTTACGGATACTGTAATAGATGGCTTATGCTCTGTCCAATGTCTTTGATACGCCAGCCACAACTCTAAATGCTGAATGGCAGTTAGATCATTTCTAGTCAGTGCTCCTTCTGGTGCTTTAATTGGAAATGTAAAGACTGTTGTGTCATTTGGCTTCATTACGTCTGGCTCATTGATTACGCCAGCATCCTTGAGAAATGTGGTAACTGGATCTTTGTTGTCTGCACGAATCGTTCGTGCATAAAACTCGCTATGCCATGTGTGCATTCCACTAGAACAGTTTACTAGTTGTGACACCGTTCCTGATGGCTTTACACATGTAATAGCAGTTGACTGATTAATGCCAAGTTCTTTAGCGTACGCCTTATTTGCTCCTATGGCCTGAAGTCTGAGAGCGGTAAGCCACTGTTCTAACTTCTCCATTCCCTGTGAGCCATTAAGAACTGGATGCCCGAATTGTCCTGTTAATGATACTCCAAGAAGTCGCTCTTCTTCTGAGTTCTTCTGCCAAATCTTACGCAGATACTTGAAGCGAGTGAATGTTGACTGAAATGTTCCAAGGATTGTAGCAATGGTAACTTTGTGTAGCAAATCCTCTAGAGTATCACTTTCACGGACAACCACCTCTGTAAGATTGCAGAATTGATATGGACGAAGAATAATTTCACTACATGGATTGGTTCCAAACTCATGGTTTGGGTCGCGGCGCTCATTCTTCGCTGCAACCTTCTGTGCTGCTACGCGAGAGAATATGCCACGCTCTCCACTCTTTGAGTCATAGAGTGATTTCCACTCTGCCATGAAAACTTCCATACTTGGTCTTTTCTCATATACCGCTGAGTTGTTGGCGAGTGCTCTTTGAGAATTGTATTCCCACCAAGAACCTGCCTTTGCCGCAGCCATGTTACGGTCTTCTAGGTCGGACAGGGAGATCATTGCTGATCTACGCACTCCACCAACAACTACAACCTCTGCGATCTTGCACATAATGTCATGAGCCTCTAGTGGCGTTAACTTACGTCCAGATGCAGATCTTATAGTTTCAACCGTAAACCTAAATAGTCTATCAAGGGGGTCAGGGCCAGATGCCCTGCCACCGAAAGTCTTAAGTCTTGCGCCTGCTGGTCTAACATTAGACAAGTCCCAACTAGGAACCTGTCCCTGATAAAGAAGCGCAATCAACTCTCTGAGGGCCTTTGCCCAACCAGCCTTTGAATCATCGACAACTATGGTTGTTGGTGAAATTTCAAAGTGCTCGTTAATAACGGGAAGTTGATTAACATATTTTGATTCTACTGAGTATCCAACTCCTGTTCCACACATAAGGATATACATGGCCTCATCAAACGATCTAAGGCAGTCAACTGGTAGGTAGGAACAGTTATAGATGCAGGTATTATCTCTTTCCAATGCTGGGCCTGCTGTCATTAGGCCACGCATTGAAGGCATTACGTCTGTTGCTAAAATGGCATTATGAATATCATTAATAACATCATCACTAACGTTATAGTTGCTGTGTTTGGATAGAGTGGTTTTGACATAATCAACATATCTAGCGACTGTTTCATTCCAATCCTCCCTGCGATTTTCTTCTTCCATCCATCGTGCATATCTTGTCTTGTGGATGACTTGCTGGTAGGCTGTTGGTAGTGAAACTGTCATATTGATCTCTCCATTATAAATAAAATACCGCAGAAAGCGGTAAGAATTATTGTATCGCAAACGGCTTTCAAAGTTCAAAAAATCTGCTGTGATATAGTTATCAGCATGATAACTATTCAGGAATTACACCAGTATTATAGGATGTCGCAGATTGGCGTCGTGCCTAAAATTACATGTCCAATGAACGATGCTGATGGTGAATTGGTTCCTTGGGTTGATGGCCAAGAAAGGGCGTGTATGTGGTGTCTTTCTTGTGACTTAAAATTATATTTTGGAATGAATAAAATTGAAAAGATTAGGTCGTTACTTCATCAATAACAAATAGGTTGCCATATAAAAGAGTCGTAACGACTGATGCAGAGTCGGTCATCTGAACATCATATATCCAATTCTTTTTTGCGTTAAGAAGAGAAGATGTGCTAGCAGAAAGTGTTATTAAAACTGTTCCTGCGCTAGCAGAAACTGTGCTGGCAGACATGTCATATGCAGTAGTTGTATTCTTTTCCTTAACAGCCGCCTTAAAGGTGGTTCCTGCTGGAATAGAATATGCGCTGCCAGAAGACTTAAGTGACATGTTGAATCTTAACGTGTCACCCTTCCATAATTTAAATGCATTGTATGCTGGAGTACTCATCTCTGCACCACTACCTTAAAGTTATTCATATTAGACTGAGAACGTATCTGAATAGTATTTGTATTTATTGCGTCATGCTCAACGATAACAGTCTCGTTATCTGTATTATACACCATCACAATTGGATTTTCATACCCAAGATTATGAGTTACTGTGTAATAGTAAATTCCACCTATTGGGGAGACGTAGGACAGTGTTTCTATATAAGTCAGATTGACATCACCAGATAATCCATTTACAGAACTGACCGCCGAAAAAACTGTACTAAGTTCAATAATTTGAATTGGATCGTCTACTGTTTCTACAGTGATTTGACTCACACCAGAGTCTGTTGTTATGTCTATGTTGTCAACATCTGAAGTGATGTCTAAACTAATTTCATTCACTGCATCTACGTTATCTAGTTCTAACTCAGTTAGAGTTGTCTCATAAGAAATTGAAATCTGGTCTATGCCAGAGTCAACTTCAACATCAATCTGCGGATCGGACATGTGATTCCAACTTTTCTTCAACTAGTTGCAGTCTTAATTGAATCTTATCAACGGCATCTCTCATACTAGTGCCGTGGTTGGGATGCAATTCTTTTTCTATGAGGATCACTTTATTTTCAATCTTCTTAATAGAATCTGATGTGTCATTAAGAGAGTTTACTTTCTGTCCTACCTCTCTCATACATTCTTCAAGATCCTTTATTCTTTCTGGAAAACCTGGGCGGTGGTCTTGCCCAGGTCTTTCTTCTACTCCATTGAAGTCGTCCAGAAATCTTACAAACTTTCTTAGAACCTTGAATATTTTATTAGCGAATACTGCAATAACAGTTCCGGCAGTGATAATGCTCGCTACCACGATTAAAGTTTCTACAACACCCAATGTTCCCATAATGACCACCTATGAAATTGTATTTAGAAGTACATTATATCAATCTCACAATTATGGCTTCACCCCACCGAACATTCTTTGTTGTGTGCGCTTGGTAAACAGACCAGTTGGCTCCCAACCCTGCTTTATCTGGAACTTCTTGATTGCTGGAGTTGGAATAGTTGCCCTAGTCTTGCTTGGCTTGATGGTTCTAAATCCAAGATCAAACAGTCTGCACTGTAGGCGATAGATATCTTGTTTGTCTCCGTCACGCACGGCGGCGCGGGAAGGAATGATACCATCCCATGTTCCATTCTGATTGACATACTTCTTGGCCTCTTGACGCCAGAAAATAGGATTGTAGTTCTCTGCCTTTGTTGATCCTGGGTATTCTCTCCAAGCCTTGTGAATTGTGTCACCCTTACGTCCAAGATAAGGAGATGGTCCATTTGGATTTACTCCATATGATCCATCTGTCCATGCTTGGTGTGTAACGATTCTTTCTTCTCCCCAGCCACAAAGATCCATGAGTGCTGCGTTTACTCTAGCAGTATATTCAATTTGTGAATCTGTTAGGGTAAGGCCAAGACCTGGATCGTCAATCTCAATTCCGAAAAGTCGGAAATGGCCAACGTTGGCTGCTTTGTTGATGCCAATTGCTGGCCAAGGTCCACCATTGCCACTGTGCCAACATGAGCCTCCAGATGCTAGCCATACGTCTTTATCGCCACGACCAATAAGCATGTTTGCTGCTGGACGATCATAGGCGTTGAGAAGCCACCAAAGCGAGGGTGCGCCTTCGCTTCCCGTTGCACTTTGAGTTGCGGTGTGGTGATTTACAACACCATAAAGTCCACCACCATCATAGTTCCATGCACGACCACGCTTGTCCCATCCTTCTGCAAGACGAACGGGAACACCATGATCACGAATTGCCTCTAGAACTTGTTGTGGGGTCGGATTAGTATTTGCCATCACTGATCCTCCTCAATGTATTCTGTTGCATCATAAACCTGAACGGGCTGCCAGCCCGCTGGTGGTATCATTTCTACGTCTGGAGTATCAGAGGCATCATGTAGCCCCTGGTTACGGTCCAGCCATCTTTTAAGATTATTAAGCATTCTTAGAGCCTTTCCCGGGGAACGAGAATCTCTTATCTGCTGGATTAAGAGCAGTAATGATCAATGGTAGCACGGAGGCCACGCCTGCTGCAACCCAAGTCTTTAGTTCACCAACGGAAACAGAAAATACATCTGCACCATCTGCTAAGAATAGACCTAGCACAACTGCTGCAAATACCTTGACGTAGGATTGCACTGCTCTTCCAACTGCTGATTCATTCAACCAACTCATTTTTTTCTCCTTTTCTTGACTCTTATAATTCATATGCATTACAATTTTCTACATATATAAATATAAGAGATATATTAGATATTAGAATATATATAAAATTCTAGATAAAAGTATACTCTTTCTTTTATTAAGAACATACGAGCGGAGATTTCTAGAATGAAGATAGATGTACTAGATCATGGATATGTTAGATTAGTTGGTAACTTCGGCTCTGACCTTGAAGTAGTGAATGCCGCTAGAGTATCTTATGACAAATGTGTTGATTCCTTTTCTGAGAGAGATGAAAAACTCCTTGAATTCCTAATTAGAGAAAAGCATGATTCCACACTTAGACACTGTACAATCTCGTTTGAAATTTACGCTCCGCTGATGATTGCTCGCCAGTGGTACAAGCACGCGGTAGGAAGTACACATCTTGACGATCAAAGTGGATGGAATGAATCGTCGCGCAGGTACGTCACAGAACAACCTGTATTCTACATCCCTCAAGCCTGGAGAACGGCTCCAGAAAATTCGAAACAAGGAAGTGGACCAGACATCCATCCAGAATTATCTCAACGCTTCTACGAGCGTTTAAAGTACCATGTAGACGAATCCGTCAATCTGTACAACCAATTGCTCGCAATGGGCGTCGCAACAGAACAAGCCCGTTTGTTTTTACCCGCATATGGCATGTATGTCCGCTGGCGCTGGACAACGAGCCTGAATGCGGCTTTGCATTTCTGTTATCTGCGTCAGGCAGAAGATGCTCAATCAGAAATACAAGAGTACGGAGATGCAGTTATGACTATCTTGAAAGACTTGTATCCATTTTCTACAAAATTCTGG